TGGTCGCCATTAGTCATGCTTGGCCCTCCTGAATAGAGAACACTTGGATGATCAGCACCAATCGCTTTTGAGGTGATTGATGCGTGATGGTTGATTCTTGAAGTCCCCGTGTTTCCAAAACCGTTCACCCACGATGACCCCTTGTAATATGTCACGCCTGTTGGATAGTCGGGGATAATAACACCCGATTGGATGGTTGGCGTTCCACCCGGCCACATATACGGGCCACTTGGGTTTTGAACGACTTCGGTGATGCTCACAGCGACCAAGCCTGAACGGTTGTTCGCACTCCCGCAATTCTCTTTCCAACGCCACCCGTTGCCCCACGAATAAAAGTGATAATTCGTTCCTGCACTCGTGGTTGGGCCACCTCGTGCTTTGTTTTTCCACCAAAATACAAATTCATCGTTGGTGACAACAGCCGTTGCGTCATCACGCAACAATTGGCTTTTGTCATTGGCATCAAGCCAAACCAACAAATCGTTGCCGTGGGGCGGTTCAATGTCAGCCTGTGTCCCCGAAACCGTATGCAATTTGTTTTTCATTTCATCAGTCAAACGAGCCTTGCGTGAAATCCAATAGGCATCGTTGCCCAAACCTGTGCGGTCTGTAAAGCGTTGATTTTGGCTAAATCGCGCACGAGTCATTTGTCCTTTGGGTCGGCTTCCCTGTTTGCCGGGATCAACCACCAAATCACCGTTGCCGAGTGTGAACCAAACAGGCGTATTGTCCGAATGCTCAAACAAAAATCCCTGTGTGGTTGGTTCAGCCGTATCACCCGACAGCATGGTGGATTGCACTACAACACAAGGGGGTCGGCCCAACGAATTGTTGCCCTGAAAGTCAATAGCAACGATACGCACACGCTCAATTGGATTTGCCATCGGGTCAAGGTTAATTCCGCCTTCGGGTGAATAAGGGGCGGTATCACTCTCACGATAATACGAGAATGGCGAAACACTCCCACCCGTCACAGGATTCGTGCCTGACGCATTGACGATGGCGTTGAGGTTTGATACGGGGATGCCATCGGAGTGATAGGTGGCGTTGGTGATGGTTGATGAAATGTCCAACAGCCCACTATCCCACCATGATTGAAACGGCAATTCATTGATTGGGACAGAAAGAATGTGCGATGCGAGCATTTCCAAAGCCGTAGCCCTGTCCTCAACGCCCGCAATAACGCTGTCAGGGAAGTCACGGATGCGAAAATATCCGTATTTGTAGCCACTCGCCAAGTTAAGCGGATGCCCACTCGCTGTGGTGACAGCACCACCCGGATCAATGTTCGTAAAATCGTAGCCAATGCACACCATCGGTATGGGCATCAATCCATCTGTGTGTTTGCCCACACCGTCTTTACCTTGATGCGGATGGGCGGGGTTCTTGTTGTTGAAGAAATACAATTGTGGTATGTCATCCTCATCCTCAAAATCCCAAAGCCCCACCGTGTCGGGCGTTGCTGTCAAGGGCTTCACGATTGGGTCAATTGCACCCCTGCTTATTCGCACGCTTTCAATAACCCCCCGATATTCGCCTCCTTCACCACCAATGAACAAGTCGGATGAACCTGTTTTGATGAGCCGTTCATCACCACCAAAGTCCTGTTCGGCAGCGAGGTTGCCGTTGATGAAAATTGACATTTTCTTTGAGGTGAATTGAGCATTGACATAAATCAATTCACGAGAGGGCAGTGCTAAATCGTGGGGCTTTGATTGCCCATCGGTATATGTCCCCCACGATACCTGTTCTGTTGGGACATTGAAATCGGTGCTGAGTCTTTCGCTCGTTGTCCGTGTTTCAACATCAAACACCACAGGTGCGGGTTGAAATGGCTCGCCCACCTTGAGTGTGAATGCGTTTGGTTTGTGAACAATCACCCCACCGTGATCGGGAATAACGAATGCCTCAATGGTGAATGCACCGATGAGGTTGTTGAGTCCGTTGTTTTCCATTGGGAAGTGCCGTCTGCCTATTTTCGGCTCATCGCTTTCATAGACCGACACTTTGTTGGTTGCCCCTGTCTTTTCACTATGGCTGTTTGGGAATAAATCAACACCGCTTTCACGGAATGCACCCGTAGGCACAACCATCCCATCGGTATAGCCATTTAGCCTCACGGCTTTTGAATAGACCTTGTGGAGAGGCATATCAAATCCCCAACAATTGTTCCGCTGCCGCAAATTCCAAGTCGTAATTCCAAACAGAATCGCCCGCTTCGTAGGTTGCCGTGAATTTTTGAACGACACCGCTGATGGCGACACCTTGACGAAGATACGGGTTGGGGCGAACAATTTCCCCTGAAATGTTATCAACGGGGTCAAATGCACCCGTGTTTTTGACAGCCGAGAAGTCTGTTCCCGGCCCTGTCGGAATGACGAATTGACGCAATTCTCGTATATCCAAATTGGATGAAATCAGCGATTCGTATGGGATTCGCAAACCAACAATGTATTTCTTCACGGACTCCGCTTGATCAATGCGAAGCAATTTGCCCACATCAAACGAAGCGAGCGAATCAGGCATTTCAATCAAATCACCTGTAAATGACTGTGGGTTGATAAGGCCACCACCCGCTGATGCGTTCACGGTCATGTTGAGCAAATCCTGCACCTTGTCACCCCGTGTCATGCGAACACCCGACACCCCATTAACAAACGAGGCGGATGAGAAGAAAGAGTGCGACCAATCAGCGTTCCCACTAACGACCAAATCACCCTGTTTCGTCAATGGCGTATTGCCGTCAGCACTCTTGATAATGTTGGTTAATGTCACCTTTTCCCCTGTCAAAGTGCCGACCCCTTGATGTGAACCACTGTTCACCTTATCGCCCGCACTTTGTGATATGGTGAAAATATCCGTGATGGCGGTTGTCACCGTATTGACTTTGACTGATGCACCGTTTAGTGCTGTGACAATCGCATCAGCGATTTCTTCTGTGTTGGCGAGGCTCGCAGGAACATAAACCGGGATGATGCTTTTCGTGGCAACCGTAGCCGAAGGCACACCCGTTTGATAAAACCGCAGGGTGATGTTCTCTCCCAAGGCAGCCGTCACTTGACCTGACGATTTGAAAACGAATTCTTTGCCATGCAACGCATCTGTGATGGCATTCATTGTGCTTCTTCCTTGAGCCTGTTGTTGCTTGAACCAAGAGTCGTAAAGCCCTGTGGCTCGTGATAAATCAAGGACAGCCGTAGCACCAACCGCACTTGATGCCACATTATCATCGGTGAGAATGCCTTTGATGCCAATGCTGAATCGGTTGTCATTCATGTCAAACGCTGCACGCACACCTGCAATCGGAATGGGCCACACTTGAACACCACGAAGCACATCAAAGGCAACGGAGGTGGCTTCTAATTCAATGATTTTACCGTCACGCCTAATCAATTGAATCATTGGCATAATCAAACACCCCTGCTAAATCCACCACTACGGCTTCGGCTTCTAAACGCCTTTGATACCTCATCACTTATGGCTCTCGCCAATTTTTGAGGATCGCCACTCGCACCATTGACGGTGATATTGACATTGTTCGTGCCTCCACCACCACCCATGCCTTCAATGGTGACAGGGATTGAACGCCCATCAGGGAGAGGCACAACGGCTTCTGTTCCGTGTAGGGCTACGGGATAGCCTGATGTCGGCCCTTTGACGACACCGCCATCGGAGAAGCCAAGCAAACCGCCAACAGCACCACCGATGCCACTCGCAACACTGCTGATGCCACCGACCACAACATCAATGGCATCAATGATTGGTTGAAGATAGTCCATGATGGCTTCAACAATGTTTGCGAAATGTCCTTTGATGCCTTCCCAAACGCCTTTCCATGTGTCACCTATGGACTTGAAAATTTTCGCTGCGCCATCCAAATCCCCTCGCAAAAGAGCCAATGCAGCACGAATAACCTTGATGACGGTGTTCACCACGCCCATGACAACACCAAGAATGATACCCCACCACGAAATCACCATTTTCGCATATGGTGCGATGAAGGGCCATAGCACTTGGATAATTTTCATCACTACGGCAATAATCACGCCCGTCACAACAATGATGGTTGAAACAATTTCAAACACAAGTGCGATGATGTTTCCTATGAATTCAAAAATCCCCGAATTCTGCAACCAATCCACCAAGAATTGCCACAAATCACGGATGCTTTGAAAGAAATCGCTGATTGCTGAATCCCCAAATAGTGCGGTGATAAAACCCCATAGTGTTCCAAGTGCCGTAAAAATAGATGAAATGCCATCAATGACGGTTTGAATTGCACCTGATTCAGCCAAAGCCGTGTAAAGCGATGTCACGAGTGTCACGCTCGTCAATACGCCTTCGGATATGATGGTGAATAGGATGCCCAATGTTGTCATTATCCCGCCAAAAATTTCCTCAGCATTGAAGGGAATAGAAACGCTCGTAGTCAGCGTTTCCCATAGAGCCAACAATTCGTCAATGATTTTCTGTCCGTTTTCAAACACAGGTGCAAACAAGCCCCCTCCGCCTTCACCACTCAACACACCCTTTAGGACATCAACAGCGGTTTGGATAGCACCAAATACGGTGCTGATGATCGGCATTTCCTCCAACCAAGCACGAAGTGAACCGCCTCCTTGATCCAACGCAGCGGTAAAGAGCATCATCACCCCAAGAATCGCCATCACCATGCCGACAATGGGAAAAATCGCCATCGTTAAGCCCTTGAATAATCCAAGAACCATTGTCAGCGGTATAGCCAAACCCTTGAGGGATTTGGTGAGAATACCTCCCGTTTTCGTTTGTTGCTTAAACGAACCTGTCACGCTATCCGTCGCCATTTGGACTTTGGTGTAGGTTTTGTAAATCGGCCCTAAAGTCTTGAGAAGCATTTGGTGTTGATTGGGCAAACGGATGATTTGGTCTTGGTATTTGTTGAGGGTTTGAATGACATCAAGAAGGGCAGCATCCATGCCCATGATTTGCTTGTTTCCCCCCGCCATCACTTCATCCCCGCATTCATCCGTTCAAAGAAGTCTATGTCGCTTGTGGTCTTGACAGACCTCCCCTTCGTTTGACCCACAGCGTTCTCACGCTTCAATTTGTCCATTTCTTTTGCCTCTATTTCCTTGAATGCGACCATCGTGTAATAGTCCAAAATCACACGCTCAGGAGGCAACCCATCCCATTGATGAGGCGAGCAATTGAAGAAGCGACCCAAAAAGAAAACGGGCATTTGGTTAATCAACACAGGCAATTTGTGCTGAGATACAGGGATTTCACCCTCTCCGTTCCATGTTGTAAAGGCACGAACATCGTCAAGGGTTATTCCAAAGGGCCTGATGGGTTGCTCATGCTTTCGGTGAGTGAATCAAACGAAGGCAGGATTTTCGCCAATTCTTGACCGACTTCAGGTCGGATGTTGAGCAATTGGCTCTTTGACAATTCGGGTTCAGTCCTCTCAATGCAATTCACGAGCAAGAATTTCCAAAAACCACCGAAATCAATGCTTGGCTGAGGCGTGCCATCCTCGCCCTGCTTCAATGAAACGAATTTAGTGAGAGCGTTTTGCCTGTCAATCCACGACAGATCCTTAACCCATACGGTCATTTCACCGAATGGGGTGTCAATCGTGTGTTCTGTTGCGTCTGTTGATGCGACCAAATCATTGGGGTTGGCTTTCTTCATCTGTTTCACCTTCACTGACGGCTTCGGCTTCACCGCTATCGTCAGCCTCAAGGCGAGCGATTAACTCAGCCTTCGTGCCTGTGGTTGAAAGCCCACGCTGACTACAAAGTGTCATCAATTCAGTCTTGTTCATTGACTCGTAGTCGGTGGGTGTTTCTTCAACAGGTGCGGGCGTGGATAGTGGTTCGGGGACAGGTGGTGCGGGAGGGGTGATATTCACCGTTGCCTCCACATTTGACGGGGACAAATTCCCTGCGCTGACAATCACACCATCAGGCATGACAGTCCAATCAAGAGAAGTCTTTCGCCCGTCAATAATCACATACCCTGTTAGCCTTACCATCTGTATCAACCCTCACATTTGTCGCATATAATCCTTTTCACAGAATTGGATATGGATTTGTTTCTTCCACTTTAAGATGTCGCACCGCCAATTCCACATTTGCTGTGACCGGGCCTTTGTCATCAGGGATGGGCATTTCAGCCTTCAATACCGTGTAGTCCTCAATCGTAATGGTCGCTCTTTGACGGTTGCTTGCCGAACCCGGTTTGCTCAACACAATCGTAATGTCGTTGGTGTTCAAGAAGTGCTTTCGCTGTCGCAATTGCTCAAAGAAGCGATTGTCCTCCACCAATGCGTTGAATTTGAAGGTGTATTCTCGCTGTGCTTCGGTGATTTCAGTGGCGTAATTGACCGCTGCCTCCGACACTTGATCGGTGGATGCGTATGTGCCGTCTGTTCCACGAATGTAATAGCGAGCCGTGTTGGTGTTGTTCACGCTGAATTCCAATTGCGTAGCACGAACCACAGGTGCGCCAAAGGCACTGAAAATAATGTGTTGAAACAAATATGGCTTCTCACCGTTCACGGCAATACCCGACACCCTTCGCTTGATATTGGTGTTGGCGGTGTTCTCAAACAGTCGGTGAGGCGTGACAAAGCGTGACTCCGTGTCGGTGAACATACGAGTGGCTTCGTATTCCCCATTCAATTTGACTTCGCCTTCGGTGTCAGCCGAACAGGTCACGCTGTTCACCTTGCATCCTGAGAACACACGCAATAGGTGTTCCGAGCCGGGTGTAGCATCGCTCTTTCGGAATGATTGCTCAATGGCGAAGGTTGGGACACTGCTGTTTCCATAGAAGGTGTGAGTGATGCCGTATCGCAATTCATTGGTGGTATCAAGGATAGCGGGGCTTCCTCTTCGTGTTGCGCCTTGTGTTGAATCGTAGGTGAAAATGATGCGGTCAATTCCACAGGATGTAGCGGTGTGGGTGAGGCAAAATGGTTCTTCAACATATACATATGCACCGTCAATAGCGATGACCCTGCGGATTTCATGCTTGTTGATGGTGGGCAATTCATCATCAGCACCGGGAATTTGAATGGTGTCTTTGTCCACGATTTGAATGTATTCGCCCACGCTGAATCGCCCTGCAATCGTTGATCCGACATTCACACGAATGTCACCGTGTGCGATGTCGGCCTCCAATTTAGCGAGAAGATAAACAGCCACGCCCGCTGTTTGAAGGCGGGTTGTAGCACCACTTGTAATGTCGGCAACGGTAATGTTTGTTGTTGAAGCACTGCTATATGACCCATAAAGCATAGCCGTTCCATCGGCTGAGAGGGTTTTGAACACGCCCGAAGTGCCAACATTTTCATGCCCCGCATCATAATTTGCGGCGAGCGTAATCACAGCACCAACATTTGAAGCGGTTTTTGCCCCAAGCAAAAAGTCACTGTTTGTTTCAATGTTTGAGCCAAGACCCGTTGCTGTTGTTCCTGACACTTGGGTAATGTCGTCAGCGTTTGCACTGCCGTATTGTTGTCCACGATATGTGGTTGTTGCGTCTTTGATGTTTAAGGGTGCATCCGTCAAAATAGTGGTGCTTGTGGTTCTGTGAGCCAATTCGCCCCAACCAAGAGCCGTGTGTCCACCAAGCCCGTAGCGTAGCCAACGCAGGTTGTGGGCGTTTGTGTCAAACGACCCACCTTGAAGCATCTCACGACCACTCGTTAGGATGTTCACATCACGACCCATGCCGACAATGTGTTGCTTTCGCACATCCACTTCGGGTTCAGGGAGAGCGAATGAATTGAGCAAACCCAAGAATTGATCTGCCTTAATTCTGTCATCGGGCGTAGCATAGGTCATTTCAGCATCCATTGTCGGAATGCGTGCCGAATCAATAATGAAATAATCACCCGTGTTTGCGGTGGTGGCGGCGGTGGCGAGTCGTGGTGAAATGGTGATGGTGGTGTCGGTGTTTGCTGTGATGTAATACGACCTGCGGGTTGAAGCAAAATCATCAGCAGTTAAGGCGTTTGAACCGCCCGATGAATAAATGCGAAGGGTTGCACCCACAAGCATATTCTTGGGGACTTCTTGATACCAATAGACATTTGACCCAATCGTAATGACACTTGAATTGTCGGTTGAGCCGTTTGCGGTAGCCCATCCCGTTGAAGCATTGTCGCCTTGTCCAAAGAAACCTGTTTCCTTAGCCATTGACACCTCAACCAAATCACCCTTATACACTTGATTTACTGCCATTTTTCATCACGCTACTGTCGGTAAGGCTTGGGCGAAGGTGACGACCTCCGCTTGCATTGTGTAGCGAAACATCCGTTTGCTACGATCTGACAAGTCTGTTCTTGTCTTGAAAATGAGTCGGTCAAAATTAACCCCATCGCCTTTGCGATTTGCGTGAAGAATCCTCCGCACTTCTTCACGAAGGGCTGACAAACGCTCACGGCTTTTCACGGTGCGAATGTCAATGGTGAGGTTAATGTGTTCATTGACAAAATCAAAGAACAATTCAGGTTGGGCTTCGTTGTGAGCCGTTTCAAAAATACGGATAATGTCGTGGTCTTGAAGGCGTGTCCTTTTGCCTTCGCCAACATCCACATTGGCAATATCCAAAATGGATGGCTTAGGCGACACATTCCAATTGCGGTCAAGCAACGAAACCACCGTAGCAATTGCGTCACTCACCCCTCATCGCCTCCGTGAATCGTGCTAAAGCACTCGCCCTATTTGAAGCGAATGGGTTAGACTCCTTATGCGTTTGCATGATTTTAGCCAAATCCTCATCGGATAACTCAATCCCATCCTCTTGGTATGTCCTTTTTTCATATTCAACCATGCGTTCAAGGTATGCTTCGCCATTCTCCGCTTCATCCATCAATGCACGCTGCAATTCCTTGCTTGCTTTGTGCATTTGCTGAAACATTTTGATGACTCCTTCCAAGCACCTCACTCCTTCATCGCATTCATTCCTGCATCCGTTGCCTTCGCTTTGACATTACAAGTGCCACACAGGTCACGACCCGATGTGTTGCTCTCAATCCTTCCGTATTTGCCACAGTCAGCACAATGATCAATGATTCTTCCTTTTGGTGTCACTTGTCGTTGTGGTGCTTTTTCAATCATGTTATCAGCCTCCCATTCCCGCAACAATTATGCTTTCTTGAAACGGCACGAGCAATTTGGACACTTCCGCCTCCAATTTTTGATGTTTCTGCGAAATATCAATGTTTTGTGTGCCTTCGGGGAACATGACGCTGTAATCATCGCTCATCAAAATATCCATGACGACCAATTTGGTGCAAGCCTCCTTGATGGACTTGTCCACATACCTGTTGCCGTAAATGTAAGCACAGCGTAGTGAGTGGTTCTCAAAGAAGGGATATTCGTTGTTGAAGGCAATCATGCCGTTCTCTTCAACAGACCACCATGACTTTTGGCGTTCCTCATCGGTAATGTCGCACTTGAATGACACTTGATAGATAACATCACCCTCAGCGATGTTGCCGCCAAAGTCGTTTTGTTGATCGCTGACAATGGTAAAGGTCGTGCCTGAAAGGGTGCAAAGAGCGATACGGTTGGTTGTTCCGCTTTTGATGAACACCAACGCATGGCTCTTGACGAAACCGCCCGCACTATCCACCGTGAACGAAGTGGCAGGTGAACCCGTCACGCTCGTCACCGTAGCGGTATGCTCGTTGTATTTGTTGCTGTCATAGGTGAGGGCAGTGTTGTGAGTCACGGCAATTGTAGCGTTTGCACCACCTTCGGTGCTACGCATGGATGAAATTTCCACTACACCGTCACCGTTGTCGCTGTTGGCAATAGCCAAGAATTCGTCATGGACATTCAACGCCGCGCTCGCACTCTCCCTATTCTCAACCGTTAGTGAGCCAATTTGAATTGCCGATTTATTGAATTCGGGGTCTTTGTTCACAAGCGCACCAATGTTCTCGGCAGCGGATTTGTGATCAAAATCCCCCCTCCATTTCGTCTGTGCATCCGAACCTTCGGTTAGCGTAGCCACACCGTTAGCACCGGGACACAGGAGGATGGATTCGCCTGACACGAGGGTGTGGTCGCTGACCTGCAACCCAATTCGTGCCGCCGCCATTTCACGATAATAGTCGCCCTGCCACGCACCCAATTTGAGAATGCGTTGAATGTTGCCGTTTTGTAGGAAAATAGCACCCACATAATCCGTGTAATATCGCCTTCGGTATGGCTTGAATGTAGTGAAATTTTGATATTCCTCAGCCACCAAGCGTGGTCGCCATGCGTTTCGTGTCACTTTGTCAATGTAGTCTTGACGAATGCGAATCAATTCTTCAACATGGCTCTTTTTGATGCCTCGCTCTTTGCTGTTTGTGATAGCCGACTGATGTTGAATGTAGGCGTTGTTGGCTGTGGTGAATGACTCAGCCCCCTTAGCCGTAGCGATGACATACACTTTGCCACCACTCCCCACCGAAGCGATTGAAGTCACGGTGTAGGTTTTGCCGAGAGCATCAGCATCGTCATAGACCAACACCGTGTCATTAGCGGAATAACCCCACCTGCGATAATCCACACCGCTGATAGGAAATTTGATGTTTGCACCGTCAATCACCGAATCATCGCTAAGTGCGGTTGGATCGGGCAACGGCAATTGAAGAAAGTCAGCGACATGGGCTACGGTGGTATAGACCAAATCATCAGGATAAAGAGGGGCATCGGGGCGATGACCGGGTGAAAATGTGCGTGGCATTGACTCTCACCTAACCCATGATGTGACTACCCATGTTAAAGTGCATCGCATCCCCGCACACACCGCATTTGGGTGTCCAACAGAAATAGAGTGTTCCGCACCCACGACATCGTGTGCCTGAGCCTATGTTTTGAATGTTTTTACGCTCGTTGCGTTTGATTTCCACCTTTTTGTTGGTGGAGAATTTCTCCATGTTTTTCTTGGAGAACAGGGATTCGCTTTCATCAAATGACGAACCCGAAGCATTGGCGATTTCAGCCATACGCAATTTGCGCCTTCGCTGAATATCAATTGAAGTGTCAAGGTCAATTTCTTGGACTTTCATTCGTGCCATTTTGGTTCACCCCCGTTGGGCGAACCTCATGCACGAGTGCCTGTCACCGTAATATACACCGTTTGATCGGACAAATCGGCTGTGTCGGAAACAGCACTAAGAGGGGCAAAAACATCAGCAGGGATAGGGGTTGATTGGTCGTCAGCGGGAACGGACAATGCCTGATAAGCCAACAATTTTTTGTTGGTTCGGTCATATTTCCACACATAGCCACCACCATCGGAGTCAATGGTGACGGTTTCAATGACAGGGACATATTGAGTTAGGTCAAGCGATTCGCCCGCAGCGAGCCACGAATCATCAGGAGTGATTTTGAGGGAAGCAGAAATCCTGCTTCCTGATACTTGATTACGCCCTAATTGCACCACTGTCAAAGCCATGTCGCTCACCCTTCCGTATTACTATGTCATATTTAACGATATTCTCAATTATAGACGATGACAACAAAAATTGAACCCGTGTCCGAAGCCCACGCTGTTCCTGTCGTCAATTTGATTTGCACTTTACCACAAACCATGCCTGTCCACGGTGCGACTTCATCAACCAATGTAGCCGTTCCTGCACTGCTGAGAGTCTTGGGGGCTTCGGGGGTGGATGAATGTCCACTCACACCTGCACGCACAACGAGAGCATTCGCTTGTTGCGCGGGTGCTGCCTGAATTGCCGCACCCTCAGCCGTTTGAAATTTGTAAGGGCGTGGGGAGGCGGTGGTGTAGTCAAGGTTGCTGATTTGCTCGTGATAGGATAGGGGTAAAGCCGATCCTGCACCGTCATCTAAATCAGCATAAAGCAATTGAAATGTCCCACCATGCACTTGGGTGTTGGTGTTGGTTGTCAATTTGCTACGGGTTGCGTCAAGGATAATGTTGTTCACTTGACCGTTGAGCAAAACATCAGCCGTCACCGTAGTGTTGCCTGACAAATCGTCTTGAGTGAATTCATAGACGAGGCGATTGACACGAATGCGACCTGCGTATCGTGCTTCACCGTCATAGAGCGTGGCTTTGTGTTCAGCCATCACTCGTCACCCCCGCTTGATGCGGAGGCTCTAACGGTTTCAATGATGGTGGATTTGTTTGCACGAGCGTCAATTTCAACGCCATTTGCTTCGCACCATTCAACCATTTTCGCCTTTGTCCATGTTTCGTCAAAGGACTCCGATTCTTCCGTGATTTGTGGTGCTTCTTCCACGACAGGCTCAGGGGTTGGCTCAATAGCCTCAACCATTTGCTTTGTCTTTTCAGCAACGACTTCTTCATCAAGACCTTTTACAGACCATTGAGGGAAATTGTCGCCCTTGAATCGTTCAGCCAAGTGGCGAGGGATGTCCTCACGAGTGCTTTGCCGACTGAAACCGTATGTCACTCCACCTTCGGTGAATTCCACATAGGGTCTGTCGCCCACATATTGAACGGTAATCGTCAAAAGACGACCCCCAATCAAGCGTAATACAAAAGGGTCACTCGGTGGGTGTCGCCCGCTGTTCCTGATGCGGTGGTGAAAGCAACAGTGCTTCCTGATGCACGCACAAGCGTAGGCAATTCGTTGCCACCGCTTCGGTTGGTGACACTCAGCACTTCAAGCACCGTTCCACCGTTTCCAAGACCCGTGATTGCCACAGGCGAGCCTTCATCGGAGTCAGCGTCAGCCAAATCCACAACGGTTGCTGTGGATGCTGCCGTCACAACAACATCAACCACCATCAAGTGCAAAGCACCTGCGGCGGCGTTAGAACCGATTGGGGATTGAAGCCATGCGGTTGAGGTGTTGTCCGACCCCGACCACATTCGCTGATCCAATACTACTGCACTGCCCGTTCCTGTCAAATTCGTGTTTGCCATGTGTATCTCTCCTTGTTTCTCCTATTTAACCTCAACTCAAGTCACGGATTTTACCGCTTGCCTTGAAGAAAGCACAAATCAATTCGCCCATCGTGTGAAACATTCCCATTTGTCCCAAGCGGTTGATACCGAATGGGTCGCCCGTTTCAATGCCACTCTCGTGGTAAAGGGTAGGCTTGGCGGTGGTGAACCACAGGTAGTCGGTGTCAAGGAAATAGAGGCGAGAAGAACCGCCCGTTTCCTTGTGAACATCTTTGGAGGGGATGATTGGGACACCGTTGTAGGTAGCGACCATGAAGCCACCCTGAATGCCCGGAACACCCTTCACACCATTGACACCCGGCACGACACGCTTCATTTCAACGAAGCGTTGTTGGGGTTGTAGCAATTGCTGAATGGTTTCAAGAGTGTCGTAGCCCGTAAGGATGACCTTTGGCTGACCACCTGCTTCCCACACTTGTCGGAACATTCCGTCAAGGATGTTCAGGGACAATGCACGCTCGGCACTTGATGCACCTGCATCCACTTGAGCGTCATACCACTGAGCCGACCCTGCGGTTTGACCTGCACGAGTGAGCGAATAGATGTTGTGATCCGATTCAGCACTCACATCGGAGAAGGTGTTGTAGTCCTCCACATAGGAATTGGAGGTGATACGGTCAAGGGACTCAAAGTCGTTTCCTGCGGTGGTATCAATGTCACTCAACAGCATTTGGTTGATGTGTTCAGTGTGGTGCTTTGCCATTTCCATTTTGATGACAGCACGAGCATCACCAAGACCGTCATCCTTGTCAGCAAGGAACATGGCGGTTTCGGTGAGGTCAAAGGTGTGAGCCACAGTCTTTGGCTTGGTGCTGACCTCAGCGAAGGTTGGCTTGGTGGTTTCAGGGAGGGTTGCGTTCTCAGGAACACCGCCACCCTTCGTGAAGTCGGGCTTGGCGGTGGTGACACGCCATCCACTCTTCTCCCAAGGCTTCTTGGGGAGAATGCTGAAAGCGTTGAATTCTTGGTTCAATTGCGACCAAACCTTGCGACCAAAAATCGCTTGGTAAGTGCCACTCGTTGAAGAGGCGAGAGGTGAATCGGCTTTCAAGAGGTCAGTGCCACTGTAAGCCCATGCGTTCTGTCCTGCACCTGCACCGTAATACAGGCGTTCCATGTCCTCAATTGTTCGGATATATCCTTGACTTCCACTCATTTTCAATCACCTCAAAGGTTTCCTCCAACCATTGAACGCTGGCCCAATTCTTCCAAAGCACGCCATGCGTCAAGTCCATTTCCAAGTGCTGCGTATTCCTCATGCGTTGGCACTCGCACAGCGTTCTCGGAAGGCACAGGAACGGCTGACTTTTGGATTTCAGCGTTCTCAGTGCGGAGGGAGTCAATTTCAGCCTTCAGGGAGGCGATTTGGGAAGTGAAGTCTTTGGACTTGTGGATTTCCAATGCTCGTTGCGTTTCGGCTTCGTAGCGGTCATTCCACTCCTTCTCCACAAGGGACTTCACAGCCTCTTCGTCACGGATTGAGGCGTAGGCTCGGTAGCCACGCTCAAGGGACTCAGGGGAGAGGTCAGCACCCTTGATGACATTTCCACCCGTTGATTGTGGGTGTCGCATCTGTGGTGCGTTCTTGATGACATACTTGTTGGCACGAGCGTTGCCGAGAGCAGGTCGTGGGGCGAGGGTTGCATCCTCACCACTGCCGTAAAGGTCGCCTTGTCCTCGGTGGTTGAAACCATGTTCACCATCAACGCCCACCATGTAGGCTTTGCCGAGTCCAAAGTGATCTCGTAGGCCATCCAAATCAACACCTTGCTCGTGTGCGAATTTTTCAAGGGTGTCAATGTAGGCGACAGCCGATTGCTCGGCTTTGCCCAAGTCATCCTTTTCGCACTCGCACTCGGCCATGTTGCATGAACCGCACACCTTTGCGCTCTTTTCCATTTCCAAGCCTTTGCTGATTCGGGCAAGGGCATCTCTTACTTCGGTCAAAACATTCGTTTCTTCGCTCATTTCGTTCACATCCATTTTCAATAGGGTGTATCGGGATTCAGGATTGATTCCCTTTTTGCACAGGGTAATTTCGTGCAATTCCATGTCCGTAATTTCCCTGTGGCTTCCATGTTCGGGAGTCGTCTTGTTCACTCGGAACAAGGCTTGTCCACCAATGGAGAATGCTCGCAATTCGCCGTTGCGAATTTGCTTTTGGACTTCACGGGCTTTTTCAATGTCGTTTCGGATTTGGCAAACCACGAATAGCCCGTGATCATCCACTTCGGATTTCCAAACCCGCCCTTCACTATCAGTGTAGGAAGGAAGGACTTGACCCACTTGAATACCGCTGTGGGCCAATTGAACATTACGATAGGATGGGTTGCTCATAAAGCCCCCAAATGCCTTCTTCAATGCACTAACGGGGATTCTGTCACCCTGCTTGTCCACCATATCAACGGAGGCATACCCGGCAATAACCAAGTCCCCATTGGAGTCGGACTTCAGGATGAAGTCTTGTCCAACAGCCGACCATGTTGCCGTGTTCATTAAACAGGGAAAATCGGGTTATCCTATATGAAGCGTTTGGTTGCTCACATAATAGGCATTTGTTCATCATCGCCTTCCTGTTCAACGATTACCTCTTTTTCTTCGGCCTGTTCCACATTCGTTTTGCGTGGCACTCTAAACACGGCACGACCACCTTCAATATCCAATTCGCCTTCAATTTCGTTGCCAACCTTATCCGTTCTCTTGACGGATATGTGCTTCGGCATATTCAACGGTGTTTCATCAGCCATTCCGTTAGGGTCAAACATGGGTATGCCCTCGTCATCAACCAAAGAAGTCGGCCCTCGTGGTGAAGTCATCATATCCATTTCACCATCCCATCCGCCACCTGATAGTGAACCGCTAATTCTCGCAAGCGTTGTTCCCTGTTTGGTTTCAATGGTGTCATCATCAATTGCTTCATTGACCGACCATTCGCCTTCTTCTGTTCTTTCAAGGCCATATTCAGCACCATATTGCTCAAGCATATTCTCCGTCAAGCCCTTGATTTTGTCAATAAGGCTCTCCGCTGAGAATGCTTTGTCAGCACTGATAATGTGTGATCGTGCGTGGCTCAATATGCTCGCCACCTTATCCTCTTCACCATTTGGCTCAACCAAAGTGGCTCGTGTGAATGTGAAGGTGTCCTTTGTCACGAATGGTGGTGGATAGAGGGATAACTCCCGCTGACCCATTTTTAGGAGGTGAACACCAACAGAACCCCAAACCCCAATCTGTTTTTCTGCGTGTCGTGCCAAAGGACTGTTTGGTTCAATGCTCATTACATTGAATGCGTTGCCATCCCACTCGCCTTTCACCACCAACGGTGAACGATGACCGGGATATTCCAACAGAATGTTTTCTCCATCGTTTGACACAAACGGCAGGGTTGTGCCTTTTGTCAAACCGTCTTGACTTGGAGTGTATAGCACCCACAAATGATGAGCCTCTTTGCCCTTAGCAAAGGTGGACTGTGCATCACGAATCCACAGGTCGCCACCAATCGCCTCACTATTTTTCAACAAACCCTCTTTGTCGGTAAATTTCGTATCAAGAGGCATAGGGAATGATATGTTGTCATTCGTGTGATACATGGTGCGAAGGATTTGGAGTCTGTCCTCCAATGGATCCATGTGAATATCCTCGCCACGATGCACCAACAAATCCATAGCACGCAGGTGCTTGCCCTTCAAGAAAGCATCAAACACAAAGTCGCCCATCTGTTCACGGACACCTTCTTTCACAATGTCAGGCAATTTGATTTCTTTGCCCTTCTTATCCTTAGCAGTGATTTTGCTGCCCTTCTTTTCAACAAACAAACGCTTCCCTTCGGGCTTCTTTTGAACGACCCAATCCCCTGAAAAGCCACGCAATTCCTCAATGTCATCCAATTTATACACCGTGTGAGCAGGAACGAGTGGCGTTTCAAAAACACCTGTTGGTTCATAGTCATCGGCTTTGAACAAGTCACCGCTAATGACGGGAATGTGACCCATGTTGTTTGTGACATAAAGTGCAGGTGCATCCTTTTCCTTCGGTGCAATTGGGCGGTCAGCGTGAGTGGGGTCAATCATCTGCAAATGACCTTCGTGGACTGTTTTTTGCAGGGAATCAAACGGCTTATCCTTGACTTCAAAGCGGATGCCGTTTGCGTCTTTATCCCACTTCCATGCCAATGTTGCGGGCATTTTGTGACCCCAAGCATCCATGTCACCACTCAAATATACAGGCGGAGTGGTGGCTTCACTTGTTGGGTGAACAGGCCCAACATTGACTTCTTTTGGTGCTAACCCATCCCCAAGCACCATAGGTGCGAGCGTGCGAGTGTTCGGATTTGACCCACGCATCATGTAATAATTCGCTGCCTGAGCCAATTGCTGAACATTCCCACGACTGATGGTATTCGCCAACACATTCTCATTTGGTGCATTGGTGCTGAATACATCCGAGCCATAGCGTTGCATGACTTCTTTTGCCATTTCTTGCATGACTTGACCCAAATTGGCATCCATTTTTTCATAGTGGTCGTTGTGATAAGTGTGATATTGTTCGTCACCGGGATGACGCTCTCGTGTTGGGCCGATGCGTGGCATACCCATGTCACTGTGGGATGAAATGATTCGCCCAAGTGGTTGTTGAGTGAGAGCCAACGAGGGAATAATCATCCGCTTGCCACTCCCTGCCACTTCGCTTGGGTGCAGGTGTTGTTGATTGGCAACGGTATTCCAAAGACCCCTTCGCCTGTTGAATGAACGCACACGGGGGTTCTCCGATCCTGCCTCCCAACCACTCCCAATTGCTGATTTATGTGGATGGTTTTGCATAACAGGGTGATTGATGGTCTGTGGGAAAAATGACGAACCACTTCCGTGAAACGAATCGTCTTGGTCGTTTAGAGGATGGGTTCGGTCTGTCAAATATCCCATTAGTGCTTCACCAAGCCAACCCTCAAACGCTGCGGGATAGGATTGAGTGAGAGCCGACACCAACGAATTGGCATCACGCCCAACACCGCCCCAAAATTGATACGGACTCCAATAATGATGGGTGTGTGATGGTTCAATGCCACCTTCGTCATTCAACACAAACGGTGACTTAAAGTGATTCAAACCTTGACGAACAGGCTCAGGACTCACAGGCCCATGATGGTGTGAAGCCCGTTCCCACCATTTCGCAAGTGGAGTCATACGCTCAAACCAATTGCGCTTTGCACGATCCCATGATATTCCCGCATCGGCTTTGAAATTGTTGGCAATACGCCTTGCTTCAGGGCTTTCTTCACCTTCTGTTTGCCCCATTTTCTTGAGCAATTCCATGAAAGCGTGCCGTTGCTCAGGGGTTTGCCACTCAGTCCCAAACAGGTATGAAAGCAAACCAAGACGGCTTGTGTTTTTCGCCATCATCCCCCCTTTCTGTTGAACATTTGCACCCCATTGGCGTGCCTTCATTTCACGATATTCCTCATCGCTCAAAAACGAATTGCGGTCATTACGGTCTTGTTGATACAAGTCCATCATGCTCTCGCTTGGGCGACCAAGCAAATCCTCGTATTCAAAGGGAACAATATCACGCCTCTCCATTTCTTGCATGGTGTGAAGCATATTGTGTCCATCCTCATCCTCTTTGATCATTTCAAACAAATGCTCAATGAAATGAGGGTCGCCCCATTGTGAACCATGTAGCAAAGGCATTACACAGTTATCCCAAGACAACGGGTGGCGTTTGCCAAATGGATTTTCCTCATGTGCTTTCGGCCAATCCTCAGCGTAATTCGTGCTAAATCGCCGTTGTCCTGCAACATAATCGTCATACCCATCGGGCAAATTGAGGTTTGAAAGAATGCTTGGTTTATCCAAATCCTGCATTCGGTATGGCGGTTGTTCCATAGCCATTGGCATCATAGCCATGAGTGCGGAATCCTCCTTCTCAATGGCTTTACCGTCAGCATAGAATTCCTCACACGCTTTGAGGTAAAGCGTGGAGTCAAAATTAGGGTTGGTGTGAAAAGAAACCAAAGCATCGGTTCGGATGCGAATGAATTCTTCACGGTTCACGGTATCACCTCATTGGTGATTACCGATCTTCTCAATGAGGAATGCGATTTCATTGAGCAATCCTGAGTCACCACCCATCTTGTGTAGTGTGGCTAAGGAATCCTCAATGGGTGCGAGGTTTGGCTCGCCTTTCCTGTCGCCACCATCAACCAAATTCATGTGCAGGGTGCTTCCGTTTTCGTCATAGCCCGTCTTAGCGAAAGCAAAAATTTTCGCTGTTTCACTGATTGGTGACGAAGCAGGGGCTTTTTCTGTGTAAAACGGAATAGTGCCGTTTGTTTGATACGGTTTTGCTTCAACGGGCGTTCCACCCGAATAGTCAATGAATTGTGGTGAAATGTTTTCAACGCCACTTTCTTGTTGATATTTAGCGATGATTTCCGAAGTCAAATCCTCTTTCTTGACCTTCTTTGAATCGGCTTCTTCCTTATCCTTGATTTTATCCGAAATAAACGGATTTGGTGCTGATGCACCGCCCACATTCATTTGGGTTTTCATGCTGTGGCGAGGCTTGTTCGTTCCTCCCGTTGATGACGAAACAGGGGCATCGCCTTTCTTGACTTCTTTGAATGGGATTTTCTTATCGCCACGATCAGACTTGTAGTCGCCTGTTTCTTTGCCTTTCTTGGAGGCTTCAATTTTCTTGCCAACAGCCTTTTCCCAACCCGACAATTTGCCGTCTTTGTCACGGTCAGCCAAATGGGGTTTTTCCAAAGTCGCCTTTTCCAATTCCTTAACCAAAGCCAACAATTCTCCGTGTGGAGTCTTTGCGGGTTCGTGCCATCGTGGTTGCATTTTTATCACCTGTAATTCCTGCTTGAAGGGCTACTTTTTGGAGGCATCGCTGCCTCCATTGATTGCCACATTCGCAATTCCTCATCGGCACTACGCTTTGTAATCATAGCACCATCACCTGAATTAAAAGCGGAGGTGAAAGAACCTCCATCGCCCAATTCCCTGTTAAGTGGGTCATAGACTTCATCGGCCATTGGGGTAATCGCCCGTAGCCAACCTGCCTTTCGCATCAATGTAGCGGGGTCATCCATAGCCTTCGTGAGCGTGGCGTTTTCGGATTTTAGTGAGGTGACTTCGGCACGAAGGCTTCTCACCTCAGCGACCAATTCCTTGAGCAAATCAGCGGTTGCTTCTCCAACGGACAATTCCTCACTCATCACATACCACCCATCATCGGTCCGGGCATCGGCATACCGCCCGGTGGCATTCCCGCAGGGCCGGGTGAAGGCATATTCATCAACGAGGATAAGTCAGGCATACCCCCGCCCATTTCAGCACCCGGTGTGTGTTGAACCATAGCGGAGTCTTTCAAACGAATGACTTCGCACATATTGCGGATGTCCTCAACACGATCTCGCAAAGCCATCATAGAGTTAGCGTGTCCGAGAACGGTATCACCATCAAGGTTTTCGGAATATCGGGATTGGCCGATTGTTCCAATGTGTGCCGTAATGTCGGTGGCAAGATCGGTGAGGCGTTGCTCAAAATCGGACAGGGCTTCTTTGCTTGAGGAATACACTTTGCCCGATTGAGTGAGGGCATCCATTTCCTTTGGCGTTGGCGCACCCATTGACTCAGGTGGAGTCGGTGCGGGTGCGGGAGGTGAAACCTGTGCGGGCATCTGTGCCTGTTGTCCCGTTGGGTCGCCATCCTGTTTTCGCAACATCATGCTCTCACGCAAAGCGACCACTTTCATGCGGTCAGCAATTGATGGTGAAGCACGATACATTTGAATCAGTCCTGTTGTGGTCGCCAAAAGGTTGAGGAACGGCCATATCGGGACACTCCGAGAACGGTTGCCCCCTCAGTGCCGTCATAGTCGCTGACAGTGTTGCGGTGTTGTGCCACATTACCAAGAACACGCCCATCGCCTTGAACAACACTCTCATCGCTCTTGGCAATTTGTGCCGTAGCCATGAAAGACTTGTGCAAATCCAAATCACGCTCAAGAATAGCGAGAGCATTCTTTGCCTCACTAATGTGCTTGGCAACATCATCGGTATTGTTGTGTGCGATTGCCTGTTGCATGGCTTCCATGCTCGCCAAAGCACGCCTTGCCATAGGATCCATTTTCGTAATCAGTCCAAAATCAAGAAAGCCTTCCGTCATCTCAATCAACCCTCCCCACACGCTTCACACAAATGAATGTTTTCATAAACCTAACCTCCGATTGAGGTTATTCAATTTTTCATCAACATTGGATTCGGCAGGGCTTCTTTCACTTCGCCTGTCTTGAACGGTTTGGCTCATGTGATGCTCTCCGTCAAAGCGATTCACACGGTCAGGGCTTTTGCCACCACTTCTCCGTGAATGCAAATTCAATTGTGATTTGCCTCGTGTTCTCAATGGTCGCAAATCCGTTCCATGAGTGGTTGTCATAGCCGAGGGTATGGGGCGAGAGCCATGAATGTCATCCTCAACATTCCGTTTCCAAATTTCATCCATCGTTGGTGGTAAAATGTGGGATTTAGCCATCGCACCCCCACCTTGTTGCGGTGGCGCACCTTCAGGCGGTGGGCCTGTTTGCGGTGGTGGCGGTGGTGCTTCTTTGTAATCAAAGTGAAGGTAGCCATTGTCATCACGCAATTGAGCATCATAGCCCGCTTGCTTCATTTGCATCATGTTGCGGATAGCCATTTCATCCCTTCGCATAGCCATGATTTCATCCTCTTCCTCATGTGGATTGAGAATGATTTCCCACTCGCTAATTTGAAGGGCTTCAAGCAATAGAGGGAATAGACGATTGTTATACAGGTTTTGACTTGAAGCCAAAGCCCGATTGGTGACGACAATTTGCATTCCTTCGTTGTTCAAACCACCGCCCGACACATCGTTCATAAACACATTTGATACACCGTAAAACGATGAAATGCGTTGGCGAATGTCGTCTTTGATCGGGATGTATTGTAATTCTTCAAGGGTGTCCATCATACGCACATATTCAAGACCACCACGACCCGTTTCTGTTTCAACACCAACCGTAGGAATGTATTGTGGGTCACGCTCAAGGTGTTCCTGAATGTTGCGTGCGGTTCGCTCAACGGTTTCAAGGTTGGATGATTTAATCACCATCACACCTCTCGGCATCCGCCTCTTTTGGTAAGCCGAATACACATAATTGTCCATCGCAATCAGCGTGTTCACTTGTCGCCATAGTGTAGCAACGGGCGAGCGACCATACAATTTTGAGGGCGACCATTTGCTCAAATGGATGACTTCGCCTTCGGTATAGACCTGTCCTGCACCAACACCTGCGAGGTTCATGTAATGAATGGGAACAACGGGTAATCCTGTTTTCGGACATTTCTCATCCTTGTCGCTTGTGCGGAATGACCTGTCCAACAGGCTCGTGTATTGCTTGCCCCCACGCACACCACGCTTATCGGCAACAATACGCATGAAAATGGGGTCAGCACGAGTGATTTCTTTGATGCGGTAAAATTGTGGTTGTCCTGTGTTGGGATCCACGAAATACTCCTTCGTGAGAATCAGGTATGCGTCATCAACAATGTTCAAGTCCATTTCCACTTCACGAAGGACTTCAAGGAATGATTGCGACATTCGGTTGTCCTCGTGGAGAAGGGCGTTTGCATATTCCAATTGTCCCTTATCCGCATCACGAACCTCGCCTCCGCACATACGGCACGAGTCCACTGCCTTGTTGTATTCTTCATCGCACTCTCGGCACTTTTTCACAAATTTTGGTTTCCATGTCCAACCTTTGCGGAATGTTTCAGTCGCCAAGTGATTGAGAATTGAACGCAACACCAAACACTCGTATGAGGCAGCGTATAGTGCGGGGATGGTAATACCCTGCAACAATGGAGGCTCTTGGACACCTGTGGTGAACAATGGCATCTGTGGCGTGGGTGTTTCATGGCGTTCCATGTCCATGCCAAGAGCCGAAAACAAACGGTCAATGCGTTTCTTTTCACTCATGGGCAATCACCTCAAACGCTCGCTTCAATTTGTCCTCCGACATCCCCCACGCCTTAAGCAATTCAACCTGCTCTTTCTTTGAAGCGTAGGTGTAAGTCAAAAGACGCATAGCCGTTTCATCACCTTCATAGGATTTGAGCAAAACCGCAGCATTCCTTTTGTTTTCATTCAAATAGGGATAGGCTTTGCGGGCTGCCTTTTGCACTGAAAGGTCGCCTTCAATGACGAATTGGCGATCTTCCCACATAATGTTGCCCACGCCAAGACTCTCCTTTAACACAACGGTAAATTCATCACCTCTTTTGCTCGTGAACGGCAAAAACAAACGAGGCGAACCTGATGGCGTAATTTCCAAGTGTCCACCAACATCCCAAAGGTTAGCGATGAAATTGTCAGCATTTTTGAGCATGATTTTGGGGGACTGTTTGCCGTAAAGCAGTGCCTTTGAGTCATTATTCCTCGCTTTGCCAACCACTTCAATGTCAAACAAAAAGCCGTGTGATTTGATGAGCATGGCAATTTCAGCCGAAGTCGCTGTGCTATGTGATGCGAGCATTTGTGAAGTCATCCCACCATAATCGTCTATGTTTTGTGATGCTTTGCTCAATATGTCATATTCTCGTCGGCTCAAACGGCTTTCAGCGTTGAGTCGGTCAGACCATTCTTTCCATATTGCTTCTCGTGTTTCTTCGTCAGCGTTTCGTGACGAAACAACCGCTTTACGAAACAGGAATTCCAAGCGTTCACCATGCGTAGCGAGCATATTGAAATCGTTATCACGGACATCAATGTGTCCCCAATCGCTGTCACGCCACCATGAAAATTCTTTGAGCAAAGCATCCTGTTCCTGCTTCAACAAATTGATTAGGCGAGGGATAATGGCTTCTTCACCATTTTCCTGCATGATTTTGATTATTTGATCGCCACTTGTGCCAAAATTGTCCATGAAATAACTGCGTGTTATTCCCACCGTTGGCGTTGCCGTTGTTCCCGGTTGGTCGGTTGGCATACCTTCGTTTTCGTTGCCTGAAAATCCTTGAATCTGTGAACCCGCTGTTGCTTGAGGTGGCATTTCCTGCTGTTGCTCTTGTTGGATGGTTTTGGCTTCCTCTTGTTTTGCTTCTTCCAATTCTTTGGTCTTTTCAGCAACCTTCTCCGAAGCCATTTGCTGATTGTTTGGCAACAATTTGAGGATGGCACTATCCATCGTATTCAGCATGGGATTCCATTCAATTTTCATGCGTCAGCCCACCCTATTCGTTTTGTCCACGCCTCGCTGTCAAGAATCACGATGCTGTCTTTATACTCCTTCGTAGCCTGAACCGCAAGGGCGAGGGCAATAACTGTATCGTCGTGTTTTCCAAGCGACTCCATTTTACCATTCGGCAACATGGTGAACATGGACAATTCGTTTATCAAAATGTCCATCAATCTTCGTGTAGCCCCATCCTCTTTGTAGGGCAAAATCAAATGCCGTTGTTCAAAGTGCAATTGAAGAGTGTGAATGACCGCTTCTTTTTTCATACGGCTCATGGTGAATGGTTTGATGGGCAAATCGCTGATTTCTTTCAACACTTGATGAAATGCCTGTGCGAAATTGTTGGTTTCCAATTCCACAATGACGGGATTGTAGCGAGTGTTTAATTCTATGATTTTGTCAATTTGGTCGTTGAATGACATTCCTTTTTCACGGTGCATCCAAACCACACGCTTGTGTCGGTTTTCATCCACCGCAATCACGACCATGCAGGTGTAGTCGGCTGAACGGTCAGGGCTGATTGCAGGATCCCAACCGATGTAATAATTCACATCCTCTCGGTTGGGGTCGGCATACGGGTCAAATTCAAACGCATATTCCAAGTCCTTGCATGGTTCAACCATATCTTCGGGGAATAGACTCGCATCGCTCGCAATTGGGCGACACAGGTATTCACGGGTAAATGCAATTGAAGTCATTTCGCTTCTTCGCCCTTGTAGTGCTTCAAGACTCCAACGCTCAGGCCACAGCGGTTCACCCGTCTGCTCACTAATGGCGGGGTATTCACGGACTTGATAGCCACTCAAGCCTTTCAATTCTTGGTAAAGGTCGGTGTAGGAGAACGGAGTGCCGACAATGCACAATTGTGCCGAGTGGTGAAGCACAGGCAACAAAGCGGTGTAAAACCACGAAGCGATGTGTGCTAATTGTGTTGATGCTTCGCTTGACAGAATATCGTCAAGCACCACGATGTCAGGGTGCGCACCACGCACAGCCTTACCGACTGACATAGCCGATATGGATGATTTGTTTGTCATTTTGAATTTCTGTTTCGCCCATCCTCGTGCGGGCTTCAAATGCGAAAGCACAGGATTTGACTCAATCAATTCATTCATTTTCGCCATGTGTTCAATGGACTGATGCTGACTGTGTGAAAAGAATAGCACTTCTGTGCCGGGATTGTAAGCCATTTTCCATAGCAAATAGACTCGGTAAAACACCGATTTGCCGTGATCACGAGAAGCGATTACACAGGTTTTGTTGTGTTCCTCCGACATGGCAAACCATTCTTCGTGAAAGTCGGCTAATTGATAGCCTTCTTCTTTGCCACAAATGTCCTCAAAAAAGAATTTGAAATCCCTGCGCCCCATTTCCCAATCCACTTTGTTGGCGAGGTCAAGGACACCTGCTGACACGGGGCATCACCTAAACCCAACCATTCGGCAAAAGTGAATAATTGACATCCGCATTGTTTTCTTTCAACAGACTGTTTCGCATACCGCTTGGCAAAAGGGATAGGTTGGTGTCATGGCTCATTTTGAAGGTTTCACCAAACAATTCTTCCATTTCATCCATGAATTGTGGATGCACTCTTTCAACCTCATCCATGTTATTTTTGATGTGGCTCATGGCTTCTTTCTTACCTTCTTGTGCATCAAGAATCAATTCCCCAACCTCTTCGGATGACATATTGCGGATTGCTTTCATTGGAGTGGATTTTTCCTTCGCACCACCCTTTTCGCCACCCACTTTCGTGGTCGCTTCTGTGCTTTCACGAGTCGTTTTTCTTCGCTTGCTGCGTTTTGTGGCTTCGGTTTCAGTGGCCTTTTTGTCCTCAACAGGTGCGGATTCTTCTCCGCCCCCAAACAGTGTCGTTTGGTCTGTCGTTGGCAATTTAGTGGCTTGTTCCTCAACCTTTGGTTCGGTTTGCTTTACGCTCTCAGTCTGTTCTTGAGGTTGTCCGAAGCCTGAGTCCCTAATTGCTTCAAGCATAGCCCTTCCCATAGCGGTTTCATTTTCATCCAACGCACCTCTCGTTTCGCCCGGTTCGGGCAAATTGGTTTGTGGCTCAGGCTCTTTTTTCTTTGGCGTTCTCTTTCGCTTAGGGCGTTTGAAATTATCAATTATGTTTGGATTTTGGCGTTCCAATTTTTGCCCTGCTTTTGCTTGAGAAGTCCTTTGTGTTCCATCGCCTTCGGTCAATTTCAATGGAGAACGACCTTGCCCTAATTGTAGGGGATTCCGAATCGGCCCTGACCCTAACCGTTTTACCGAACCATCCTGCATTGGTATTTCATCCAAAGGTTCAATTTTTTCTTCTCCCCTTGTTGAAAGTGCGGTGTTGCTTGGTTTTGGTGTAGGGACAGGCAAATGGTTGGGGTTAATTGGGCGTTTGTATTCCTGCGTGGTTGTTTTTTGTCGTGTCGGTGCAACCGCTTCACGCTTTTGATTTGGACTCAGTGTTTCACCACCAAGCCTTCGGTTCGCTTCGTTGAGAGTCGGTGTTGGTGTTTCTTCTAAAGTCGGCAATTCGGGGTATTTGCCCGCTTGACGAATGCGCTTCAATTCTCTAATTGCTTCGCCCGAAGTCATTTTACCACTGTTAATGGCGTTAATCCTTCGTTGTTCAATTTTCTTTCGCTTTGCTTCTATGTCTTTGTAGTTTTGGTTGCGAATTGGGTCTGTCCTGTCACCCAAATCACCTTGAGTGCGTGGATCCAATTCTTTCTGTTCACTTACCATAGGAATGTCGGTTATATCAAGTGGGCGTGTTGCTTCCTCGGTTGTTGCACCGACAGTGCGTTTTTCAGGGGCATTGACTCGTAGCATATCTTCCCTTTGATCTCTTTGTCCAAGTGTTTGAAACGCTTCTAACAAGTCTTGACGAGAAGGTGCTTGCCCTTTCTGTCTGTTTAGCGCGCTTCTCACCGCAGGGTTTTCACCCGGAAATTTGTATTGTCCTCCTTGACTCCACCAAGCAGAAGAAGGTGGCGAACCACTCACCTGTTCGGTGCTTTCAGTCACAGGTTGTTCAGTGTTGATTTCCTCTCGCCTCGGCACTTGGCTTGGTTCAAGCGGCCTTTCAGCACCGCCCCCTTGACCGAATCCACCCGGCCCTAAGTCAGCCATCGTTGGTGATTGACCGCTTATTCTTGACGAAGTTGCAGGAACATTAACATTACCTGTTGCTTGTCCGAATGGGTCATTAAACGCCTGTTCGTTTTGCTGTTGTCGTGTCGGCAAAGGAACACTGTCCGTTAATCTTTGCCCACCCATTTGTTGCAGGTTGTTTGACACGCTTTGCTGAGGTGTTTTCCTTTCTCCCACCTTATTCTTGATTCGTTGCATAAAACCGGGTCGTTGTTGGCGTGCTTGCATGGCTCGCATTTGATCTTCAAAGCCTTTCGTCAAATCCCAAGCCATTGAAAATGCTGTGTCCTTTGTGATGACTTGACGGGGCTGACTCTTCCCCAACATTTCGGCACGAGCCTTGATGAGCAAATCGTCAAACCTATCCATGTCAATCACTTCCTGTATCGCAGGTAATCCATTCCTTTGTAAATGCGGTCAGCGGAGTCAAGCATACCGATGTTCCAAAATGGTCGGCTTGCTGTCACAATTGTGGGGTCGGAGTTGGGGTCGGGGTTTTGAGGCACAGGGGGTTTTTCGTTTGCGGCTTCACCGGGTGCGGGCAAAGGCACACTTGGATTTGGTGCTTGACCGGGCAAAGGCACACTTGGGTTTTCAACGGGTGCAGGTGGTGCGCCCGCAGGTGCAGGGGCTTCAGGTGCAGGGGCTTCAGGTGCAGGGGCTTGTGGCTGTTGCCCTCCACCCTGCTGTCCCATTCGTGCTAACTGACCCATAGCCTGTTGCTGTTTCTGTTGATTTTGGCGGTTTTTGAAATAATTCGTTCCCGCTTGAGCGAGTGCCGATAAACCACCTGTGGCAAGCATAGCCATTGGGTTATAGCCCATGCCACCCTGTGCTTTGGGCTGACCTTGAGCCTGTTGAGCGAGCAATTGAGCGTGCTGTTGAGCGTAGGCGTTGTCACCCCCACCCTGTTGTCCTCCTTGAGCCTGTTGTCCTGTCGCCTGTTGTAATTGCCCCATCATTTGATTGGCTCGTGTTTCACTGCGCTGACCTTTTCGCGCAGCCGACATCATATTTTGATAGCCTTGTTTTCCTTGTGGGATAGCCATTTGTTGATCGGGGGGTAAATTTTGATTTTTTTGTCGCACGATGTCAGCCATTTGTTGATTCATTTCGTTTTGTTGCGTAGGGTCTAACCTATTGAATTGACGACCTGCTTGCCAATTGGCAAATTTGTCACCAATCATTTGTCCAAGACCCTTTTCCAAATCCTCACGCTCACGAATCATTCTCGCGCGTGCGAGTCTGTCAATACCGACGCTTCTGTTATTCATTCAAATGCCACCTTTACCAATTGAAACAATTCATAGTCCACGCCCATTGATTTGGATATTTCCTCCCAATGACCCCGACTGTTGAGAATCGTGATAACATCGGTTGGAGGGATGTTATAGCGTGATGCCATCTCTCCTATATCGTTTGTGCTATGTGATGAAAATGTGTGAGTGGGCATGGATTTGACAATCACATCATTGTTGAGTGCGATTTCCCGTTGGACTTGTTCAAGAGCGTGAGCAATTTCCTCTTTGCCGATGAGGTTCAAAAAGCCTCCAATGCCTGTGCCAATTGCATCGGCAAGTCTTTCGCTCATTCCTCTCCAACCCGGCAGATACTTTGGGTTCATCTCCGCTTGTTGTTCGGGAGTCTGTGTTAGCGTATCAACATTGAGGTCAGCGGGTGGCATTTGCGGAGGAACAGCGGGCTGACGCTGTGGTGGCGGATGCTGTGGCTGTGGCGGTGGTTGGTGAATAGGTGGTGCGGGCGGTTGTTGTTGCACAGGCACAGGTGGTGCGGGTGGTTCAACACGAACAGGAGGTGCTTGTGGTTGCACCTGCCTTTCCACCGCAGGTTGTTCGGGTGGTGCTTGTGGCACTTGTGCGCCACGCATATCAGGGCGAATCAATTGTGAAGGGTCATTGATGTGTTCAGGCACAATACCGGGATTCTGTTGGTTGATGTAGCGGATAATTCCATCAACCAACCTATCCTCACGCCTTTTCCCTTGACCCATTTGCATGGCATCGTCAAGAGTGAAGTCATCGGGCAATTGATAATGCTCTTTGAATTTGCCGAAAATTTGCTGACCGTAATAGCCAAAATTGTTCCTCGCTTGGTCAAGGAGGCTGACACCTCGTTTGCTTTGCCAATGGTCGTCAGGGAGGTAATTGACATATTGTGCTGCATTCGCCATTTGGTTCTGTTGTTCAATCGCTGCCTGTGCCGCATCCGCTTCTTGAGGTTGATGAGGCGAGGTGTTGCGAATGTTGTAAGAGCGTGATAGTGGACTCATTTGGTGGGGCATATATTGAGCCAAAACAGGATGAGAAGCCCAAAATTGCTTCACCATTTCAGGCGTGAGGTTATCACGATTATAGCCCTGCTTTGCCAAATTGTCCATCATGTCGTAAATGTGTTTGCTCGCCTCGTGGGTGATGAACACGCTGTTCGGTTGAACACGGTGGGATTCAATGTATTCTCGTGTTTTGCGACCACCACGCATTTGTTGAAGCCCCTCGTGATACGGGCGATTCCACGATTCAGCGAATTTGTTTTCTTGATCGCGATTGCCAATCCGCAATTTGCGTTGTCCAAATTGGTCGTATTCCCAAGGCGAGTCTTTGTTTTGTGCGCCCCACACACCTTCACGCCATTCAGCGTTTAGCACAGTCCTCCCCATATCACTCTCAAACGGTGCGGGTAATGGTTCGGGAATTTTGCTTGGGTCTTTGCCTGTTGCGAGCAATTCAGCACGCTTTGCCTCCCAAATATGATTTTGAGCATTGACGGCAGCGTTGATTGTTCCCGCCCCTGCACTAATGGCTTTTTGCACAGCCTGTTGGTAAAGTCCCTCTTGACCCGCCTGTGGCCCGGCATGAATGATTGCTGCGGTTGTTGCATCCACAGCACCTTGATAAATCGCCTCCCAAACAGCATCCGCTTCAACGCCTGATAGTGCGCCACCACCAATGTCATCCATTGGTCGTGGGAATGCTTCAAGGCCGTTTTGTCCTGTCATCCCAACCAATTGGTCTATGAGGGCATTGAAATCGTAATGACCTTCCCCCTTGATAATCAAACAGGTATCAAGAATAGCCCAAGGGTTGCTTGACAGAATCATCGCTTCCCCACCACACCCGTCACCAAAGGAATAGAAGTGTCCCCAAAGCGATATGCTGATTTGTCCTCTTCACGCTCAAGACTCTCATCACCCGGTGCGGAGGCTCGCTCAGGACTCGCTTGATTGCCACGCTTTGCGTTTTCATCAAATACGGGAGGGGACTTCTTCAAGCCCTCAATGATTTTCACCAATTTGTCCAATTGTCGCTTCAAGTCGCTGATTTCCAAACGAGTCAATGATTTGGACTTCATCAATGGTTCAGCGGATAGTGGATCGTGCATCAATGACCCCGTTGCCATAGCACCTTTAGACGGCTTAAATTGACTCATGCTCGTTCCCTTTGGGGCTGAAACACCCATTTTCGTGCCACTTGGATTCATACCGATGGTTTGGATTTTGCCCTGCAAACCCGAAGTGTCACGGTGAACGGTAATGTCACGAGGCAACGCACCCTGTTGCCTTCGCATTTTTTCGTTAGCCAATTTTCGTTGGTAGGCGATTGGATCGCGAAGGCGTAGCGGAATACCTGCTGCGCGAGGATTACCTGAAAACATTCTTCGCTCACTAAACGCCTGACGCTTGGTTTCACGGTCAATGTTCTGTTCAGCGGATGCCGCCCTTCGTGCCGTTTTACCTTTGATGTCACGGCTCGCTTCTTTTTTGCCCCGCTTCATTTGACGCTTTCGTTCACGCTTCTTTTTGCTTTTGGATTTGCGCTCATCCTCATCGGATTCTTCATCCTCATCGTATTTGCGACCCTTTTTTTTTCGTCGGGCTTTGAGAATTTCCGAAGTCAAAACGGGGTCGGCGGATGCGTATTTCATTTGCCACGCTGTTTGAAGCACAGGATTGAGTGAAAATGATTCTTCTTCACTTGGTTGCTCGGTGGGCGTTGGGAAAAAATGACGAACATCGGCATCGTTGAACCCATATTCGTTTTTGAAATCCTCAACGATTTGATTACCGACCATCGGCCCTTGTTCCAAGAAGTCCTCCGCTTGTTGAAGTGTTTGCACATCGGTTGGGTTATCAAGTCCCGCCACAAATCGCCCCGATTTGAATTGTCCTCCGGGCAATTTCTTGACACCAATTAGGCTGACAAAGGGTTTTTGGTTATGTTCAGCAATTTCTTCGGCATCCATTTGATTGTCAAGGGCTTCGGAATCAAAAATTTCTTCGGCTACTTCATCGGGGTTTCTTTTGATAATACTCCCCCAAACGCTTTCAAAAATATCGTTGCTACGACCAAAAAGCAAACCCGGCCCTTCACGCATGACAGGACTGATTTGCGCCCCTGTGCTTGCTGACAAACCACCGGGCAAACCCATGTCCACGCCTGTGCGTGCCTCAGCGAGCATATCCTCGTCTTTGCTTTGAGGTGTTGATGCGAGCGTATCAGCAATTTCTTCAGGCTTGATTGAAATGTGAGGCAAATCACCTTCCATTTCCTTGAGTGCCTTTTCCCTTCGCTTCATTGGACTTAACTGATCACGAAACGACTGTGATTCTCCACCTTCACGGCTGTGATGGGACAACCCATCAGCATCCTCGTTTGGATTCACATCATAGTCGCCCATCATTTCACGCCCGTTGAACCCTCCTGTGAATTCTTGAACCCGTATGGATTCTTCATTCACATTTCTTCGGGGGTTGGCTACGGGCATAGTGTCACCTCAATGGTTAATGGGTTTGCTACAAAACGGACAATCTTCCCTGCCTTCTGTCAATTTGTCGTAGTCTAAAGGCTCAATTTCAAAGTCACGGACTTGATAGGCTTCGTCTATGTTTGGCCCGTAGCGGTCAAAATCCGAATAGGTTTCCATCATTACATCGCCAATGCCTTGACCGCAAACGGGACAATCGCCACCCGAAGTGTGCAAATTTTCCATCCCTTCAATGTCCAAGTCCTTGATGCGCTCCATGTAGCCACACTCTCCACAAGCGAAATTGAGTCGCCCGTTTTCTTCTTGAATAATCAAGCCTTCTCCACGACACTCAGGGCATTGATGCGAGGATATTGCTCTTGGTTCATTCTTAACGATTTTCCAACCCACACCAAACGCCTTTGCCATCCCTTGATGGCTCGCGCAATACTGCCCCTCGCTATCAACACGAGCCATGCACATTGAATTAGCACAGGTTGGATAGGTCAAGAACCGTTTCTTTTCAACGGCTTTCTTCAAATCCTTGTCTTTGTAGCATGGGCATTTTGGATCACTCTTTGAGCAATTCATTACGCCTTTTTTCATGCACGCACATGGGCTTGATTTTGTAGCCCCACAACAACATGAATCACGCTTCAACAATTCCACCTCTTCAATGCAGCACCCTTTGGTGTCAATTTACCACCTTTGCTCGTTGGCCCTTTGACACCTGACATCCTTGCACAAAACGACTTTCGCCTCTTGGCTTTCTTTGAACCGGGTTTGAGTGTTGATGGTTTTTCAGTGACGGGTGGTTTCAGGTTTGCACCCTCTTCACGCTTGAATTTTGCACGCCCTTTGGCATTCAACCCACCTTCACGACTGTGGCGATTTGGGTTGTAGCCATGAAACGGTTTGTCGGACTTTTTGCTCAACAACGCCTTTGCCAATGTATCACAGGTTTCGCAATCACACGCTGACTTTTTTGTGTCACTTGGCACACAATTTGGGACTTTTTTGCCCCGCTTGGTTTTCATGCCCACTTGTTCGTAGCCATCCCAACACGGATCTTCTTTGACGAATTCCCATCCAACCAAAAACGCACCGTCACCAATTGCCATCATCATCGTTGCCCCCTAAATTTGTTGTAGGTTGCCGCCACTTTCAACGGCAACGAGGAATACCACTTTGCTAATTTTGGCGTAGCCGAATAGGAACGCACCATAGGCTTGAAGGCTTCATCAATTGCTTTAAGCAATTCATCGGCTTCTTTTCGTGAAACCATCGGCAAAGGTTGTGCTAAATCGCTGAAAGCCATACGAATGACAACAATTGCCCCGTATGCTTCCTCCGCATATTTCGTGTGCGTTTCCATCCCAAAAGCATCCAAACCCTTCTCCCACAGTCGCACCGTTTCCTCCAATGCGTCACAAAGCGTGGAGGTTTGCTCTATGGACACGATGTTGCTTGGGGTTTCCAAAAGCAACCCATATTCCGTGTTTTTCAACATGAGTGCGGGGATGGTTTGGTAGTCTTTGTTTGTCATTATGCCATCTCCTGATTCCACGCTTGATCAAATGCACCCGAACCCCCACCGAGTCCTTTTGCTCTCATCGCCCTTAGATGTTCCATGTAATTGCGTTCTAACCTGTCACCAAATCTCCGAATGACTTCTTCTAATGGTTGTTCTTCTGTCCCAAGCAACCCTGCGATGTCATCAACCCCGATTTGAAAACCACCCATAGGCAGCATCCCAAAAGACCTCACATTTCCTTGATCATCGCCATGCTTCAAATGGTCTAAGTGTATATCCATATCAGCGGGTGTTTGTGCATTGATTATACCACCAACGCCTTCGTTATTGACATAGTGCCATTCCCCATTTGGACTTTGGACAACCCATTGGTCGCCCCAAGATACCTTCGGGCGACTATATTCTTCATCATTTGAAAACGGCAAAGCCATATTAACCATCGGATAACCCTGCTCATCAATCTGTCCTGCATCAACAAATTCTTGGTATTGTTTTTCATCCAACACATGAGCAAACGGATGACGCATTTGTGGTGCTTTGTATGTTCCTGCTTGAATTTGAGCCAAAACATTGTCGTGGTATCGTTGAGCCATTTCCTGCAATTTGACAGGATCCAGCCTTCGCATCATTATGTTTGAAGGTTCTCTTGGTGGGCGTTCTCGCTTGCTGATGGCCCAACCCTTCTCAAACGCTCTATTATTCATCACCAAGCACCCCCGCATCAGCCAAAGCCTTTCGCATCATTCGCCATTCATCAGGCGACTTCTCACTAAAGTGAGCCTGTATAACGGTCAGCACATTAACCTGTTGTGAATTTTCAATGTTCTCGGCTGTGCTTAGGTGTTTTGCTAAGTCGCCAAGTGTGTCACGGACTTCACGGTGCAATTTCACCGCAGCATCCAATCCTTTGTAGTCAAGCATTCCCGTTTCTTCCCGTTCCGCTTGCATCAAATTGAGGTGATCGTTGAACAACCCATTCAAGCGTTGAAGGTTGCTATCGGTTTGACGAATTGCATCGGCTACGCTCGTGATAGCCGTTGGCAACGCTTCAATTGCCGCCTGTCGCTGAATAACAGGCTGAGTGTGATTTTCCATGTGGTGTGATAAAGCACTTGAAGAAACCTCTAAATCCTCAGCCATTTGGTCTATGTCAATCAAACGCTCAAGAATGGCGACTTCAATGTTGGCTCGCTCAGGGTGTGTGCAAAGCGGGCAATCGCTATTGCTGTTGTTGTGATATTCCCCCGAATGTCGCCTCATGTGCCTGTGAGCCGTTCCTTCCGCCCAATCCTGATTACGATCCATGTCTTGAACATCAATCAGCCCAATGCGGATATTCTGTTCCATCGTGTCACGACTTGGGTGCAAACAGAAGGGGCAATTCCGCCTTGTCTGCCGACCCACCATGCTTTATGCGAAGGCATTCTCATTTATTTGGTTGCCGATGATGATAGCAATATCCATTATGGATAGCCTCTTTGCGACACGGCTCACCCGCCCTTGTCACGCCTTTACAACGGTCACTATCAAGGAATTCCTTTTTGACAACGACTTTTTCTTGTAGTGGTTGGGGTTTTAGAGGCTGTTCCACTTTCGGAGGTTGCCATTGACTCCTGTTCGCCTCAATACCGAAAGGAAGAATACTGACGCACAGCCACCGTGAAAGTGAATAACATTCCAAAGAAAAAGCCCATGATTTGACTCGTGGACATTTCAGGGCCTTTCCACACCATAATCAAAAATCCCACAAGAATAAATGAAATGATGAAGATCATGGTTGCACTTTCAACGAGCATTTTTTGCGGGCTTAACAGATTAACACCCGCACTCGCCCAATTGATTTCAGCCTCTTTGTTTCGTTCTTCCGTCATTTGTCACACCTCACAAAAGTGCCGTTCCACCGATGGCCGCACCTGTTTTCATCATGTTGCCCATACCACCTTGTTGTTGGACTTGATTACCAAGCATACCACCAAGAAGGCTTCCAAAGAAGCCGGGTTGATTCTGTTGCATCATCCCGCCTCCTTGTTGATGAGCCATGAGGAACATTTGCATTTGCTGTTGATTTTGATTGAGGATTTGCTGTGCTTGGGATTGAACCTTTTGAAGCGTCAAAGCCAAATTTTCACTTGAAAGGGTTTGTAATTGGGAAGGCATTGTTCCCGCATCCAATTTGATAGCATCACCTTCTTGTTTGAAATTGACACCTGAAAAGAAGTCTTTCATGCACATAAGCATGATTTCACCCATCAATTCCATAAGCAAAGGCAAATTTTGCGAAACAATGAACATTGACATTGGGTCATACATTTGAAGCAATTTTGAAGTGGCTATTACAGGGTCGTTTGCCGCCTGTTGCATTATTGGATTTTGGGATTGCATCATCATCATGGTTGGATCCATGCCGTAGCCACCCATGCCGTAGCCACCCATGCCCATGTTGCCCATGCCCATGCCCATCATGTTAGACTGTCCCATTTGTCCACCACCAAAAGTGGTTGTGCTATCCGTTTTATTTCCTCCAAACAATCCCATGTTATCACCTATTGTGCGATTTGTTCCTGCATCATTGTGGTATTCACTTGTTGTGGCGTGATGCCCACCATTTGCTGTTGTTGAGCCATTTGTTCCATTTGTAAGGCTCGCAAATCAAAAGTCACCGTCACCAAATCCGCTACACCCGAAACGGGGTTAGGGTGTTGGGTCAAAGTCACTCCCTTTGAATGTTGTGCGTCTTGTTGAATCATGTTGAAAAATTCAGCGTATTTTAACAATGATTCGGGCGTTGAACGGTTTTGTGCTTTAGCCGACCCCGAAAAGCCCGGCACGCGCATGAAGCGCGTTCCCTTTGATACCTTTGAGAATCCTTCTTGTTCAAGAGTGTGTTCTTCAATCATGCACCGAAGGGTATGGTAAATGTGCAAATGTGCGGGACAAAGCGTGCTTGACATTTCATCCCCGTGATCGCCATGTGTGCGTGCATGAGGCTTTCGTGCTTGTTGAGTGTCCTCATCAAACCAATAAATGTCAGCCAACGACAATCCTGTGCGCTCATCGTTAATGTGGTGATAAGCATTATCGCCCTCAAGGAAACGCCTCACATCCACACCACAACAGGCACACTCGTGTGCCGCATTGTAGCGATATACCTTGAATAAACCCAAATTGTAATTCGGTGGTCGGAGAGCCTTGCGAAGCATTTTGATGTTTTTCTTTCGTGCCTTTGCAGGATTTTTGGGGTTGGTAATCAATTTGATTTCAACCGTGGGGATGACAATTTCTTGATCCATACCCGCACCCTGTGACCCTGACGAAGCCATTTCAGCCCGTTGCTGTGCCTTGAGGAATTCAAAGGCGATTCCTGTTTGGGATGAAAGGGTTTTCAAATCGGCATCCGATAAGCCGTTGAGCGACATTCCGCCACGAGCGAATGGGTTCATACGCATAGACTCCCTCCGAACCATGTGAGTCCTAACACATTCAAAATGGTTTCCCCCCTCATAACATTTGAACCGTGTCATAAATAGCACGCTCAACATTCAATCCATATTGGGCTGACATAGCCTCAACATTCGTAGCGATTCCCGCTTTACGCAAACGCCTCATTTCCTCTTGAAAAGGCAACACCAAAGGGTGTTGTCGCTTCATGCCTTCATCCCACATCCTTTGAGAATCAACATCCCACCACAAATCCATTTTGTTCATCAACAAACAGACGACTTTTGGTTTGAAAATTTTCGCCTTTTTCTTCAAATAACGATTGAAAGACTTTGGGAATTTCGTGTTAGTCATAATGTCCACAAGGTATTTCAAACCCCCAACGGCTTCTCCCAACAGGTATTGGGATTGTAGGATTCGGTGATCAACGACATAGAAAACAATGCTGATATTCCGCCCAACCATGTCCTCAGCCCACATATTCCAATAGCGTGCTTGACCGCCAAAATCAGCGGTTGAAATGGGAATTTTTTCACCATTCCATCTCACCTGTTTTTTTGTTGTGTGAGGCATGGTGAATTGCCCATGCTTCATGGCGTGTGTTGTGCGGAGTGCTAACGGTATCGGCTCAATGTCGCCCGGCACTGTGAGGTATTGGTCTAAAGTCGTTTTACCCGACATAGATGGGCCATAAACCCCAAATTTGTGGGGTTTTAGGATTCTGTAAATGTATGATCCCAATTGGGCTGAACCAAGCAACAGATGCCCAACAAACATCCACGATGACATTCAAATCACGCACCAAACATCCATTCCCATACGGATGTTGGTGTGATTTGCCAAAACGCATCAAGTCCGACCATTACAAGAAACGAAAGCGAAGCACCAACCAAGAAGGCGAGAATTGCTTTGATTGTCCAAGTCATGCGCTCAAGCCTTCGCTCATAGGCGTTTTCAGCGAGGATGTTCGCCATCGCTTCCGCCTGTCTTTCTTGTTGCGTGTTAAACGGCCAAGCCATGACAATGCCTCAGTTATTGGTGTTCGGGTTCTTTTTTGGACTCTTCGGTTTGAACAGGAACGGTAAATGTGGTTGATTGCTGTTGTCCGTAATTGCCGTTGTAAAAATCTTGGTTGTTTGAATACTTCCGCATTCTTCGTGCTTGAAGGCGAGCCTGTTGCGTTTGCCACTTATCGTAGCGGGATTCTTGAGCGAATTCCGCACGCATAGCGAGGCTATCACGAAGCCCACCCACATGAAACAGCACCATTGACAAACATAGGAAACCGAAACAAATCAAACCGAATTGAAGGCCCAATTCGCCCGCACTCGCATCAGGCAAATACCACCCCAAGTGTGATACTCCAACAGCAGTGCCGACCAACAATGATTGCCACAGCAACATGGCAATCAAGTTAATGTCAATTCGGTTTTCATCCATCGCCCAAGGCGGAACAGGTGGTTTCATTTCTTGCATTGTTAATCATCCTCCTTCTTTTGTTTGTTGAAATACTCGCTAATGATGTGATTGATGAACGAGGATTTTGACTCGCGCCCCCTTGCAGCCTCCATTTTAGCAAATAAATCATCGCTCATCACGACTGATACATGACGGCTCATGTGTGCTTGTCAAGAATGAGAAGCATATCAAGGTTGTGATTATTGTGAGCCTTTCAGCACAGCCCACCCATGCTCAAAGGCATCCTGTGGTTCGGAGAGCGTGAAATCAAGCAAATCACGCTGTTGTCGGCTATTCGGCACAAATCGTGAATGCCCAAAGCGAGCCAATGTTTCCAATGGGTCAAAGCCCTCAATGTTGGTGGCAACCATTTCAAGCCTATCACCACGACTTTCAGCCTTTGCACCCGATTTGTCGGGGCGAATCATTATTTGAGCGTTTAAGCCCAAGTCAGCATATTTTGACGCTGCATCAGCGGAGTCAAAGGCAACAATTGGCTGACCCTCATTGATGCGTTCATTCAGGGCTGAAAGGTATCGTTGCATATCGTAATTTTCGGAATATGAAGAAGGTTGGTTTTCATAGGGCGGATCCGAAGCGAGCAAATTGCTTAGGTTAATGTCCCATTCGTTGAGTGCATCCGCAGCATCACCTTGACGCAATTCCACATTTTCAAAAATAGGTTGATAATCAAGGAAATTTACATCTTCGCCTGTTTTGAAAGGTGTCAAAGTCCCCGAAGGTATGTTGTTGTAGCCCGTTGGCATCCGCACCATTCCTTGAAACCCTGTTTTTTTGTTCATGTAATACATTTGAGCCATTTCATATTCTTCTATGGGTGTCAAAGGAATTCCTTGTTTGATTTTATGCAGGTAATAATTCAAAGAACCCTTTTTGGGCAAATTGCCTTGTTGAATGGCACGCAGGGTTGCACCACGAACATCCTCACGCCATTTAGCAGGTGTCATGTCACTATCGTATTGACTAAAGGGAATTGTCAAGCCACCTTCGGTATTTTTCAAATGGCGCAGCATATTGACGAGTCCTGCGTCATATTCGTTCATTCGCACTTGACCCGTTGGCATCAAACCCTGAACAAATCCACCCGGACCACTTGCAGGATCGTCTAAGCCCGTTGTTCCCGCCATTTGTTCAGCCACACGCATGAGAGTGTTGTAGTGCGGTTGGTTTTTATTGCCGGGATGTTTGATGAATGAGGATATGCTTTTTCCTCGCAACCAATTCGGATTTCTCCGAAATGCGTTGATGTCCACCATCACAAGCCCTCCAATTCAAAGTCCTCATCAAAAATGCGTGGTTGAATGAAAGGTTGTCCTCTCAAATTAGGGGGCATAATCGTGTCCCGAATTTGACGGGCATTGATTGCACCCTTTGCCCGTTCCACCAATTCACGCATTTGATCCATGTTGAATTGTTCTATTCCATCGTCAGCCATTTCTTGCGTCATGGTGACAGGTCTTGCTCGGTTTGGCATCACGGGATTGATTTGTGTTCCTTTGGGAACGGACATTGACATTTGACCCCTCACAGGATAACGGGCTTCGGGTGCATAATGCCATTGTTCCGCCCTTTGTTGCTCATTTGGCATCATATTGTTCACAGTGATATTGGTGTTGGGGTTAATGCCCATTTCACGCAATCCACGATCCAACGCACGCATAGAAGCCAATCCCGCAGGTGAGGCGAGTGCTTCTTCTATCCGCCCCGTGTTTTCCAAAAGCGAAGCCATTGTGTTCAAACCAAGCCCCATGCCCCTGAAAAGTGGGTTCACATCAATCATCGGGCCTTGACCCAATGCACTGATTTTTCCCGAAGTGACAGGCATAGTGGTTTGTCCTTTTTCCCGCAATTCGTCAGCATACGCCAAATAATTGGGGACACCACCACCGTATTGAACCATTTGCGGATAATAGAACGAATAATTCTCTAATCGGTTTCGCAATTCATTGGGTAAAGGCATACGCCCTGCATATTGTTTGGCGTTATCAAACAACATTTGCACTACATGGAGAGGAATTTCTTTGTGTCCAAGAAATTCTTCGGGCGAAGAAGATATGCCTTGTTCCGCCAACGCCTCCCACCATTCATCGTCATCGTCATAATCATCTCTTCGCAACCCAACACTCTCAGGTGTTTCATACCCCAAGCGTGTAGCAAATTCTGTTGGGTCTTGTTCCAATTGCTCTAAGTGTTGTATTGCGGATGTGATAGGGATTCTCCCCAATGTTTCAATGCCCAATTCAGGTGGTATTTCACGCTGAAATGGCCCTGCATCAGCCATGAGGTGCGGTTGATACCACATATTGTAAGTGAAATCATCCCGCCCTATTTGTTTTTGAATGGCGTTCCACCCTGCCTCAAAAGCATCCTCCGATGCGGTGAACATACCCCCAAAGGATTCGGATGAACACGCATCCCATTCATTTTGAACCCGTGTCAAATCTTCAACCAAGGTAAAACCGTCTGCTGCCCTTGTTCTATCCGCAACCCAAGGTTGAGCGAGCCACTCTTCCAATTCTTTTTGTAATTTTTCGCATGGTTGTTCAATGATGATTTCAATATCATCCCATGAGGCTTTTCCAAAATGTTTCCTCAACACCTCACGAAATTTCATTCGTGCTTCTTCACAACATTTGTCGCCACCCATATCGGCTTGAACGGCATCCTCAGCCTCAACGGTGATTTCAGGGTCATACATTGACGGCTCATTCACATTGGCGGGGTGTGTGAAAATACGGGGTTGCCCCTGTGGTCTTTCAAGTCCGACCATGTTTATTGCCCCCTATTCAACAATTGCCAAATGATTTCCATTTCCTCGTTTGATATGCTTGGGTTGTCGTGATCCAAATAGGTGATGTTTGACCCTCGCCTAAAGCAATTGCGACACTTTAGGCTGTTGGTGAGTGGGTCAATGACCTTATCACATTTGGCGGGGTTGCCCGGCAAAGAAGCAGGGCAAACAGAAGCACCCTCCACCACATTGTCATAATTGGTGAAATCAATTGCGGGGTGTTTGCCCAATTCTCTCAAGGGTCGTGACAAATTGTTGAAGTCCGA